CAAGCCAACTTGTTCTTTAGGTACCATTGCAGATGTAACGTTCTTCTACGGTTAGGAGGTAAACATTGCCTAACACCACTTCCGATAGTTATACATTTGGGAAAACTTTTACTATTGCCGATATCGTTGAAGAAGCTTTTGAACGGGTAGGCTTTCCTAACGTTTCAGGTTATCAATTAAGAGCGGCAAGACGATCACTCAACATTCTTTTTCAAGAATGGGGTAATCGAGGACTTCATTACTGGGAAGTAGGAACTTTAAATCTTACTTTGACCCAAGGAGAAAGAGAATTTAATTTTTATAGATATCCTTCGGATATGCCCACTACTGGGGCTACAGCTTTACAAAAATCTAATGGACTTGTGACAACTTTGGATGGAGCTATTGCTACCACAAGCATTACGAGTGGGATCACTATGGATTCTGTTACAGGAATGAATAATCAAGGTACCATTAGAATTGGTACTGAAGATATGACCTATGTAGGTTTTAGTGGTTTAGAATTAACAGGTGTGACACGTGGAGCTCATAGTACAACAGCAGCGACCCATTCTGATGGCGCAACGGTTACTAATTATCTACCAGGATTTTCTGATATAGAACAATGTTCATTACGAACGAACATGGGGGCCAATACTCAATCCGATGCGCCTCTAGGTAAAGTAGATCGTTCTACTTATTCAGGATATGCAAATAAAGAGGCAGAAGGCACGCCGAGTAATTTCTGGGTTCAAAGATTTATAGATCGAGTAACTATGACTATTTATCCAACTCCAGATGCGAGCAATGCATCTAAAAATTTACATATTTTTTTAGTTAAAAGAATTCAGGATGCAGGAACATATTCAAATGCATCTCCTGTTCCTTATCGTTTTATTCCACCGATGGTGGCAGGGCTTGCTTATTACTTGTCACAAAAATATAGAATGGAAAAAACACAGCCGTTTAAATTATTATACGAAGATGAATTGGCAAGAGCTTTACAGGAGGATGGATCAGCGTCTAGTACTTACATAACACCAAAAGCTTACTATCCTAATATCTAATGCCAAAATATGCATCAGGAAGACATGCACTAGCTATTTCAGATCGTTCAGGTTTACGATTTCCCTGGAGGGAAATGGTTACTGAATGGACGGGAGCTTTTGTTCATATTTCTGAATACGAATCTAAACAACCTCAACTCAGACCAAAAACTTTAAGTGCTGATTCTATGTCTCTTAGTAAGGTAAGACCTGCACGAACAGCTTTTCCTACTCCAACGATTTTACCTAACAATCCTTTTACGACGACTGTAAGTACAACTGTTACAGTAACTCAACCTAATCATAATTTTTCAAGTGGAGATGCTGTAAGATTTAGGCAAATTAAACAAGAAAATGTTGGTGGAGTCACTAAAGCTATTTTAGAATTAGAAAACACTTTGAATGGAGCCGTTACGGCAACAGCTACATCCTTAACTTTAACAGATTCTTCTGCTTTTCCAAGTTCAGGATATATCTATGTTCAAACTAAACCGACGACAGGATCTACTACGGAAACATTTTTTTCACAAAGTGAAGTCATTAAATATACTGCTAATGATACAGGGACAGGAGTTCTTTCTGGTTTAACCAGAGGAAGTTCTGCTCCTACTTACGGATTAACTCCACAAGCCAGTACGGCGACTGCTCATAATAATGGAGACACAGTTTTTGGATCTTATAGTATTACACCTATTAACATTACGGTTAATTATCCAGGTCAACCTGCAACCAAAACAGTTAGCAATCAATATACTTTTGTGTTGGCTTCGGCAGCAACTAGTGCTACAAGTGGAGGAGGGTTTCCTTCTTTCGCAGGGCCCGTAGGAGATCGACCATAATGGCATATACATTTGCAAATTTAAAAACAGATTTAAGAAGCTACACAGAAGTAGACGATACCGTTTTAACGGATGCTATTTGTAGTACTATTACTAAGAATGCAGAAAACAGAATTTATAGAGAGGCAGATAATGATGACAATCGATTTTATGCGACTTCCACTTTAACGGTGGGAAATAGATATGTAACTATTCCAAGTGATTTAAGAATCATTAGGTATGCTCAAGTGACCAATTCAAATGTGACTCCTAATGTTCATGTTTATTTAGAGAAAAAAGATACTTCTTTTATAACCGAGTATTATGATACTCCTTCAACATCGTCAGGATTACCTGTATATTATGCTAATTGGGATGCTATTTATTGGCTAGTGGCTCCTACGCCTGATGTAGCTTATGACCTTACTTTAGCTTATATTAAGCAACCTACCACTATAACTACTTCAGATTCGACAACAACTTATTTGAGTAATAAATATCAGGATTTACTTTTGTATGCATCTTTGTTAGAAGCATATGGATACTTGAAAGGTCCGCAAAATCTGATACAGTACTATCAGCAGTCGTACCAACAAGCTTTACAATCGTATGCGATCGAACAACAAGGTCGTAGACGCAGAGACGAATATCAGGATGGTGTTATTCGAACTCCTCTTAAATCACCACCACCAACACAGGATTAGGAATAAAATATGGCAAATATTATACCAGACGGATTTAAATCAGAACTTTTAAAAGCATCTCATAATTTTAAAGCATCGGGAGGCAATAGTTTTTATATTGCTTTATATGATACTACATTGGGACCCCCTTATACAACTTCATCAACTGTTTACAGTACAGATAATGAATGCAGTTCTTCGGGAGGATCAGGTTATCCAGCAGGAGGACAAGCGTTGACTAATTTAGGTGTAACTGTTGCTTCCAACACGGCTCTAGTAGACTTTGATAATGAAACTTTTTCATCTGTTACTATAGACTCAGTAGGTGCAGCGATTTATAATTATACATCTTCAACTAATTTATTAGTTTTAGTTTTAGATTTTGGCGGAACGAAATCGGCAAGTTCAGGAGACTTTACAATTCAATTTCCAGCGGTTGGAGCAACAACCTCAATTTTAAGGGTAGCATAATATGGCATTAGTAATAAATGATAGAGTAAGAGAAACAACTTCAACAACAGGAGTAGGAGCCGTGACTCTTGGTGGAGCAGTCGATGGTTTTCAAACTTTTGCAGATGGTATTGGAAATAGTAATACAACATACTATGCTATTTCATTAAATAGTCAGAGTGAATGGGAAGTAGGACTAGGAACTTTAAATGGGGATAGTTCAACATTAACTCGAACTACTCCTTTACAAAGTTCTAATTCAGATAATGCAGTAGATTTTGCTGCAGGTGCAAAAGAAATTTTTTGTACATTACCTTCTGAGAAAGCTCTTTATTTAGATGCTTCAGGAGATTTAGCGAACAGTGGTATTATTACAAATACTAGTGTTGACGCTTCAGCGGCTATTGCTCAAACCAAATTAGCCTTAGATATTACGAATAGTGAAGTTAATGCATCGGCAGCGGTGGCATTATCTAAACTTGCAACCGTGACAGCGTCACGTGTTTTAGAATCCAATGTCAGTGGAGTTGTATCAGCCTCATCTGTTACTTCCACTACATTAGGATATGTGGATCCAACATCCTCAATTCAAACTCAATTAGACACAAAAGCAACAGCAGGTTTTGCATTAGCAATGGCGGTCGCATTATAGGAAAATTATGGCACAAGATTTTAGAAACGATATACAAAGAAACGTAGGAGCAACTCCTCAACTATTGTTGGATGCAGGAAACTATGACGCCGTAATAGGAATTAGATGTTGTAATGTACATGCATCTTCAACTATTGCTTTGGATGTTTATATAATAAACGGCGGAGATAATTATTACATCGCTAAAGATGTGAGTGTTCCACCAAATTCTGCAATTGAACTCATTCAAGGCGGAGCTAAAATTGTTCTTAAAAGTGGAGACGATTTATATGCAGTCAGTGATGTTGCATCTTCCGTTGATATTGTTACTTCGTATATTGATACAATTAGTTCTTAGGAGGAATTATGACGGCAATAATAAACGGAATCCAGTATGTTGGAGGCTCTACAGGAGCTAACGATTTTATAAATAATCAAGCAGCTAGTTTAAATGTAACTCAAACTATTGAGAGTGGTGTCTTAGCAGGTCCAATTTCTATTCCAGCAACAATTACAATAACAGGAACATTGGTAGTCGTATAATGAGCAAGATAGAAGTAAATACTATTGAACCACAATGTGGAACAACTGTTACAGTTGGTAAATGCACAAGTACGGTAGCTGTTCCAGGAAATGTTGTTAAATCAAACGCTTTACAAGCTTCAGATGGTGGAGTTATTATTAGTCAATCGGGAACAACAGTTACATTAGGGGCTAGTGGTGACACAGTAGCTTTAGCTAGTGGTGCTTCTCAATCAGGTTTTGGAAGAACAGGTACAGTTGATTGGGTAACAACCGTTAAAGTTACAGGAGATTCTCCTATTACGGCTGTTACAGGGGAAGGTTATTTTTTAAATACAACAGCAGGAACAATTACAGTTAATTTACCAGTAGGAGCAGCAGGTTCCATTGTTTCAGTAGCAGATTACGCAGGTACTTGGCAAACAAATAATGTAACGGTCGCAGCAAATGGAACTGAAAAGATTGGTGGAGTAGATGCAAGTGTAACTTTAAATACAGAAGGTCAATCTGTTACATTAGTATATATAGATTCAACACAAGGTTGGGTTAATACAATGGATTCAACTTCTAATGTTAGAGGTAATGAATTTATAACTGCAACAGGTGGAACTCCTTGTGCAGGAACAACTTCTGGTGATTACAAAATTCATAAATTTACAGGTCCAGGAACTTTTACTGT